CTAAAGACGTTATTGAACCTCTTAATGAATTTGGACGTGAAGCCCCAAAGGATTTAAGGGGTTTTTTTATTTATTAAAATTTACAAAATGAGTGATTTTAAAGAGTTTAAATGTAAATTGATGCCTGATTCAGATGAATCATTAATTGTTGATATTGGGGAAACAGTATTATTTTCAATTTATAGCGGTTCTAAATATATGGAAGTTGGATTGAATAAAAACGATATTGATATACTTATTCCATATTTATTAAAATTTTATTACAATGAATAGTTACGAATTAAGCAGAAATTGGTTTGATTGGACTTTTGAAAATCCAGAAAGAATCAATCCAAATCACACAGCACTTTATTTTTTTATAATTGAGCATTGTAATCGTTTAGGCTGGAAAGAAAAATTTGGACTACCTACAACTATGGCAAAAGAAGCTATTGGAATAAGAAGCTATAATACTTATATCAATACATTGAATGATTTAGTTGAATTTGGATTTATTAAATTAATTGAAAAGAGTAAAAATCAGTATTCAAGTAATATAGTAGCCCTATCAAATTTTAATAAAGCACCTGATAAAGCACTTGATAAAGCACTAGTAAAGCACGGAACAAAGCAAGGTGAAAGCATTTATAGTATAAATAAACAAGAAACAATAAACAATAAACATATACCTGAGTTATATGAATTTTTAGAATATGCAGTTCAACAAGTTCCTACCATAAACAAAGAAGATGTTAAATTAAAATATGAAAGTTGGAAAGTTAACGACTGGAGTGTTACGGTTAATAATAAAACACGTAAAATTGTAAATTGGAAAAGTACGTTATTAAATACACTTCCGTATTTACGTAAAGACGAATCAAAAGTTTACACACCTAATATAATTCATGAATAATGTATAAGCGACTAGAAGAAGTTTCAAGTGAATTATTTGCTATTAGAAACGAATTAAACGTAAAAGGTAAATCAGTAGGTTGGGATTGGAATATGTTACCATACACAATAAAAGAGGGTTGCACAACTTACATAGGCGCAGCTCCTGCAAGTGGTAAAACAGAACTTTGGTTTGAGTTTTTAATAAACCTTAGTTGTTTACATGGTTGGAATCATGTTATATTTTCACCTGAAACAGGAAGCTCCGCAGAAATATTCTCGGAACTATGTTACAAGTATATCGGTAAACCATACGCAAAAAATGAAAATGCTATGAGTTTATCAGAGCAAGTAAGAGCGGAAAATTTTGTTAATGAGCATTTTATAGTAATTGACCCAATAGATGAGGATTTAACACTTGAAAAGTTTTACGACATGGTAGATGAAATTGAACGTAAATACGAAATGAATATTCACACTACTACAATTGACCCTTGGAATGAGTTAACTGAAAACTATATTCATTCAGATTTAGGACGCGAAGATAAATATTTAAGCAGAATTTTAGGGTTAGCACGTAAAAACGCACGTAAAACGAACCGACATAACTGCATTATAAACCACGTTAGAGACCAAGCACCGATAACAAAAGACGGAAACACTTTTTACCCTATGCCAACAGCTAGAGACTTCGCAGGTGGGCAGGTTTGGTTTAGAAAAGGATTAGCTGTATTAATTCCATGGAGACCGCCTACGGGATTAACTGATAACAACGGAAACACGTACGAAGAAACGGAAGTTCATTTAAAAGTTGCTAAAAGTAAACCAAAGGGAGTTTCAAAAAACGGAATTTATAAATTATATTTGGACGTAGAAAAATATCAGTATTACATGATAGATAGTTTTGGGCGCAAAGTGTACGCACAACGAACGAAAGAAACTACTTCAAATAGCTTCCCAACTAAAATACCAAAACAAGAACCCGACATAGTAAACGGAAAAGAAATAATTCCATTTAGCGAAAAGATGCGAATAAAAAACGTACCATTTTAACTAACATATAAAAACCTTTATTTTACTTTAAACTGATTAAACTAAAACATGGATGAACTAAACTTAATTTCAGCAAGTGTAAAGCTGAATAACGTATTCTTGAAGTTAAAACTATCACTTGAAGAAATACAAGAAAAACACGGAAACAGAACAGATTTAATTAATTCTATGGAGCGTACTATAATAGATTTAATGGAAGTTAAAGCAACTTATTTAACACTAGAAAAAGAGTTTAGGTCTGCTGTTTCAAGTCAATACAGATTAGAACACCAAAACATGGATTTAAAATTTAAAATCAAAGATTTAGAAAGCCAATTAAAATTTAAAAACGTTGAGTTATGAATCAATTAAAAATGTACCGTGTTTTTAAAATGTACGAATTATTACAGGAAAAGCAAAGAACTATACAAACTCTATGCAGGTACTTGAATGTAACAGAAAGAACAATTTACAGATATTTTGATTTATTTAGAAACCTAGGTTTTGAGATACAAAAAAACGAATTCAATAAATATAAATTAATTAAGTTATGACTAGAGATGAGAAGTGCCAATTAGCAAAAACACGAGGATACTCGTATAATGCAGAAACAGGATTAATCGTAAATAAACACGGAAAACCAATAAAGAAAAATGTAAAAGGCTATACAACCATTCAAATGAAAGTAGTTGATAAAATATATTATCTATACGGACATCATTTTGCTTGGTGGTCAGCTTACAACGAATGCGTATATGAATTAGACCATATTAATTCAATTAGAAACGATAATCGAATTGAAAATTTACGTAGCGTTACAAGAAACCAAAATCAATGGAATAGAAAAACTGCAAAAGGTTACTCATGGGATAAGTCAAAAAATAAATACAAAGCAGAAATTAAATTTAATCAAACGAAAAAGCATTTAGGCTTATTTGAAACAGAAGAAGAAGCAAGAAACGCTTATTTAGCAGCTAAACAAATATATCACGTAATATGAGGTGTAAAAACTGCAAGAATAAGTTTGAGCCTATACGCTTTAATCAAAAATACTGCTTAGAACCTGACTGCGTTCGTGTTTGGGTAGAATCTGAAAAGGCTAAACAATGGAAAAAGACGAAAGCCAAAGCGAAGTTGGACTTAATGACTTTATCCGATTACCTTAAGTTAGCGCAAATAACTTTCAATAAATACATTCGATTAAGGGACAAAGGTCAAAACTGCATAAGCTGCCAAAAAAAGCCCCTTAAAGAAAACGCTGGTCACTTTTATAATGCAAATAACCACTATAACGTAAGATTTGACGAATATAATGTGCATTTACAATGCGAACACTGCAACACTTTTTTGAGTGCGAATTTAATTTATTACCGTGAAAACCTAATTAACAAAATCGGAAATACCGAATTTCTTGAATTAGAATCCAGAGCAAGGAAAACACGAAAATTCACCATTGAAGAATTAAAAGAAATAATAAAAGAGTATAAATTAAAAATAAAACAATATGAAACCAACTAAAGAAATGGAAAAGAAACTACTAGCATTGTGCGGAGTGTTACCTGTACTCGCTGATTTTATCGAAGATTTAAACATGGAACACGTTTTTACAAAGAATATTAAACGAAAAGCTAATTTGTTGTTAGAAGAAATCAGAAAGACGGATGAAGGTATTTTAAAACACACAACGATCGAAAGCCAAACACAACAGATAGACATTCAAATCGCATTTAGACAATGGGTGCAAGAAAATTTTAATTAAAAAAAAAGTTAAAAAGGTATTGTTATTCAATAAAGAATAGTTATATTTGTCAAACAATTAAATTATACGTTATGAAAAACTTATTTAAATCATTGGCAGCATTTCAGCAAGAAGTGCCTGTTATTCACAAAGGAACGCAAGGCTACGGTTATTCGTATGCTGACCTTCCTAAAATCTTTGAGGTAATAAATCCATTACTTCAGAAACACGGATTAGGCTTTACGCAGTTAATCAGTTCAAAAGATAATTTAAACTACATTGATACGGTGTTATTTCATATTGAAAGTGGTGACCGTATAGAATCTTCAACTTTAATTCCTTACTGCCAACTTAAAGGCATGAATGATTACCAAAGTTTTGGTTCTGGAATAACTTATTTCCGTAGATACTGCCTTTCAACTATTCTTGGAATCGTAACAGATAAAGATACGGATGCAGCTGGAGAACAAGTAAAGGTTGATATTAAAAAACCAAAACCGAAAATAACAAATGATAGATTTTACAAAGCAGTTGAAGCAATTAAAGTTGGTAAATATGAATTAGCTGAATTGATTACTACTTTTGATTTAGATGAAGAACAACTTGAAATATGCGGTAAGTTATGAAAATTCGAGCATCGCAATTAGGCAAAATAATGACTTCCCCTAAAACCAAAGGGGAGGTTTTATCTAAGACTTGTAAAACATACATTCAAGAATTAGCAATCGAACATAAATACGGAATACGTAAAGAGTTCTGGAGTAGATACACCGACAAAGGTAACGAATGCGAAGAAGAAGCTATTGAACTTGTTAACGATGTTTTAGAATTAGGGTTTATCTTTAAAAATGACGAGAATCTAAACAATGAATGGATTACAGGAACGCCCGACGTAAACACGAATGAAATTTTACTCGATGTGAAGACGTCTTTTGATGCAACTACTTTTCCATTTTTCGAAGAGGATATTCCAAACAAGGATTACTATTTTCAGCTGCAAGGGTATTTATGGTTAACTGGCAAATCTGAATCACTTTTATGCTATTGTTTAGTAAATACCCCTTTTCAAATAGTAGAAGACGAAGTTAGGCGTGAACATTGGAAGCAAAACCTAATAGATGAAAGTTTGGATTTAAGAGACTTTGTACAAAAGAAACATAACTTTGACCATATCCCAAAAGAAAAGCGCGTAAAAGTCTTTAAAATAGCAAAAGACGAAGAAATAATTGAAAAGATTAAACAGCGAGTAGAAGAATGCAGAGAGTATTATAATAATTTAATAGAAAATTTATGAAAAAGACAGCAGTAGAGTGGTTAGCGGAAAAATTGGAATACGTTAATTGGATGCGAAACAGAGATGAAATATTTCCAGAATTAGCAGATAAATGGCGTAAGCATTATTTAGAGCAAGCCAAAGAAATGGAGAAGGAGCAGATAATTAAGGCTTATATTAAAGGATTTTGTAATAAAGATATTACAGCCGTTTGTAATGAAGATATTAGAGCAAAACAATACTACTACGAAACTTTTAAATCAGAATAAGATGAATCAAGAATTAAAATTAATGGGTTACTATATAAACGTAACTAGAACAGACCAAGTAGTACAAATCAAAGATTTACAACGTAGTAAGGTTTGGTATGAAGTAATAAGACAGCATGACTCAAACACGATTAAAGAATTTTGCTGTACGATTGAAAGATTTAATAACTTATATATCCCTAGATAATGAGTAAAACAAGCGTAAAAAGTAAAATCGAAATCCTAAAGGCTTGGATTGAAAGTATAAACCCAAAATCAATATATGAAAGACAGCATCGTTGAATCAGTAATTAGTAAGTTTCAAGAGCGTTCAGACGTAGGTATACAGAAATACGGAACAACACTAGACAGAAACGATTTAACACACTTAGAATGGATAAACCATGCACAAGAGGAAGCTATGGACTTTATCCTTTACCTAGAAAAACTAAAACAAATAAATAATGGATAAAAACAACTGGATATTAAAAAAAGTAATTTGTCAAATTACTGATGGGGGTGTTCCTTACCTTGCAGCAACTTATAATAATGGTTTTAAAGAACTTGATGAATTTTTTGAATATGGTTATAAAATACCAACTGTTATTGAAATAGATAAATTTGGAAAACACGAAGTAGTTAATGATAAAATAAATAAATAAACATGGAAAAAAGAGACAACAGCGGAGCGTTATTTACAAACGACAAAAGAGAAAAAGAAACGCATCCACACTACCAAGGAAAAGCAACTATTAACGGAGTAGATTACTACGTTTCAGCATGGGTAAAAGACGGAGCAAAAGGTAAATTTCAAAGTCTAAGTTTTAAACCAGTTCAAGAAACAGCGAAACAACCCCAAAATAGCGGTTTTGATGACTTTTTAAGCAACCTATGATAGAAAGTAAGATACTAAGTAATGTAAACGATATAACGCGGAATTTGATTAATGATTATATTCATAAACACGGAATAACATTAAACGCATTTTCGAAATTAGTCGGAGTAAACCAAGCTATCTTATTTAAATTTGTGAACTACAAAAAAAATGTAAGCACAAAAACCATTGAAAAGGTAGGTAAATTCTTTAATCAGTAAAGGCTCGGCAAAGCAAACAGAAAGCAGGACGTAAAAAATCCTGTTTTTTTTTATTAAATGTTATTCTTTTTATTATATTTGTCAAACAATTAAACTTAAAATTATGAAAGATTTATTTTACAGCTGCGAAGAGTGTGAAGGTTGGGGATTTGTAACCATTGATTTAAACGATACTCATATCCCGTATGAACAAAACGCTATTGATTATGAGTGTATGTCATGTAGTGGAAAAGGAAAAGTTCTACATGAAGACGAATACCAAATGAAACTAGACGGAGTTACAGAAATGATTGAGGGCATGGAAACACGGATTGAGGGACTTTCTCGAATAGTAATGAAAGCTAAAAACCCAACACCAT